TTAGATGTCATAATTCTTTTTGTTGATGTGTTTTGCGTAATCTCTTCCTGTCTTTTTTCCTCGGGAGGCTAAGAACCTGTCGCAGGCGGCGTTGATCTCATCGCAGCTCGAGACCGAGAGGTAGGGGCCTAAAGCGCGGATGTCGTTGTGCGAGTAGGTCTCGTAACGCAATCGGCGTTGGATCCCCCCATCGGGGGAGATTTTGAATAGGAAATACCCAATGTCCTCCCCCAGCACCTCGCGACATGTGCGCTCGACGCTCACGCAGCCGCTTTCGCCACCGCTTGTAGGAAATCCTCCGGCCTCGCCGATACCTGGTCCCGCAGCGCTGGCGGCATATCCCGCCAAGTCTGCCCCTCGGTGATCTTGCCCTTAGCCAAGAGCCAGGCATTCACAGCCTGTTCATGGGGTTCGAGGTAAGTCTCCAGAGGTTGAGCCGCCGCATAAGCCTGAGCCGCAGCCGCCACCGGAGTCTTCACCGGCCCGAAAAGCGAGGAAATGCTCGCATAGTCCAGAGGCAACTCATCCGCCAGCTCCGAGCGAGTCTTCGCATCGTAGGCCGCCGTATGGGTCGTATACAGCACCCGCTCCTTGCCGCCTCGGCCCTTGGCCTTGCCAGATTCCGACTCCACGATGCGGGTTTTGAAGTTAAGGAAGAACAGGTGGTCCACCCACTCCTTCACCAGCGGCCCCGTCTGCTTAATGAGCTTCAGCTCATAGCGGTCGTAGGCTTGCACTTGATCAGGCGGCTCCACCCGCTTGACTTGTGCATGACCGATCAGCACCACATGGATTCCCGCATCGATGAGCCGATCCAGATCGTTCAGAAAACGAGCCATCCGCTCCGAGGCCATCGTAAAGCCCTTGCCATACGGAATCTCCTCCAGCGACTTGATCTTCTTCTCCGCCTTCAAGTCCTCGATACACAGGCGCTCCGCCCAGTCGATGGAATCCAGCACCACCGTCTTGTAGCCATAGCTCCCCGAGGCCAGCTCCCGCACCACCTCCAGCAGCTCAGCCCAAGTCCCGATCTCCTGGCGAGGCACATCGAGGTGCGCCGTCCCCTTCTCCACATCCAAAAAGACCGGCTGTGGCATCTTGGCGGCCAGCGTAGTTTTGCCAACGCTCTCCACCCCATAAACGCAGACCCGCTGGGCCCGCTGTAGTTTTCCTGTTACTATGTTCAGTTTCATAATTTTAATCCTCGTCATCAAATTCTTCCCAGCGCCTCCGGCGCTCATGGAAATCCCGTATGTCTGAGCGCATCGACTCGCGGCCCAGCATGTAGCTCGCAAAGCACGAACCCAGCGTCAGCAGCGCGATAGATATCCCCAGCGTCACGCTCATTTCTTCTCCTCCACCAGTTGCACCTTGAGCTGATGTTTCCCCACAGGCCGCACCTCGGCCTTCTGCTCCAGAATCAAATAGGTGCCGCTGGCTAAGTCGTCCCTGTCAGACAGCGGCGTATCCGAGTTCTGCCACCAGTCCGAAAAATCCTTTCGGATAAAAGCCTCCGCCCCCGAGCGGTTCTCAAACGGCCCGAAGATATTTACGGCTCCAATCTTCTCCGCCTCTGAGTCAATCACCCAGTAGCTCATCGTGCCTCCCCCCATGTGGTGACCCAGTAGGTTGCGACCCCCAGCACAACGGCTGGGCCGATAGCGCGGAAAAACTCCCACGCGAACTGCAGTTGTCTAATTATGACTTCGTGTTCCATAAAAATTATCTCTCCAGCGAGACATGCAGGGCTTGAATGCCATGCAGGTGGTAAAATTTCGTCCGAGCATCGCTAAACCCGCATGCCTTGATCATGTGCCGCACCGGCCCAAACAAAGGGTCATAGCCCTCACAGAGGTAGAGTCGCGGCGCCTTCATTCCTGGACCCCCTTCTCAACAGCCGCGTCGAGTTCGCTCACCTTGAGCAAGGTTGAGCCGCCAAATTTGTAGAATTTGAGAAGCCCGGCCCGCTTCTTGTTGTAGATAGTGCTGAGTGAGACTGAGAGGTATTGGGCCGCTTCCTCGGGTCTCAAATATCCCGGCTTCATTTCGACGCCCTCCCCTTGGTTTTGCTTTTGGCCTCGCTGGCCATCTTTTCCCGAAGGGCTCCCGCAATCAGTCTGCTGACAGGTGTGCCAAGCACTTCACTTTTTTCCTTCAGATACTCCATGAGGTTTGAAGGAAGACTTACGCTCGTTCTCTCGTATGCAGTGTGCATGGATCATATCGATATGATCGATCATATCAGCGTGCAAGAAAAATTCCGAAAACGGGTCAATAAGTAGATCACCCCACATCAAAAAAACACTTGACACGCCCATAAACACTAAGTCTGCGGGCGAAAAAAAATTTTACTGGTCGTTTGCTTTTTTCATATCCGGTGTTACTGATATGATATGAGCGCCAAAGAAAAATTCTCTCGAATCACCATCACGCTGCCGCCAGACCTCGCGTCTTGGGTCAAAGAAAAAGAAGCCAGCCTCAACGCTAAAGATCGCCGCATGAAAACCTCTGTAAGCGCCATCATTGCTGATGCGATTGAGGAAATGAAAAAACGCGAAGAACTCGGCCAAGCCATGCCCGACATGCCCCGCTACCGGCTCAATGAAGACCCCCATACGCCCCAGAACAACTTGATCCGGCCCTCCACAGAGACCTTAGATGGTGGATTATCAACAGCTACGACGGCCCGCTACCAGAAGGCTGGACGGCGCAAGTCATCGACCTGACCTCGCCATGAAAACTCTATTTATTCTGTGCGCCCTCGCCCTGCTCCTGAGCGGCTGCGCCACTAAAAGCACCATCGACCTTGAGGCCAGCAAAAAAGCCTGGGAAGCCAAGTTCAGCGACCGCACCGTCGAAATCCACACCCTCCCCTACGGCGCCATGGTCGACCTCAACGGCGATGTGGTAGGCATTACCCCCTGCACCCTTGAGCTCAAGCGCTGCTACCAAGGAGGCTGGCCCCTCAACGGCAATCCCGTCCAAATCATCCGAGCCCGCTTCTGGGACGGCACCGCCCAGGAACAACATTTCTTTACCACCGCCATCCCCCCAAAAAAAGTCGCCTTCATCCACCCGCACGCCCACCTCTACCCAAATCCCAAGCCACTCGCCCTCACGCAGCGGTAAGCTACAGGTCCCACCATTTCGCCGCGTCGCGCCTCGATACTTGATTGGCATAAGTCTCGTATAAGAGGCGCGGCGATGTGCCCATGAGAAACGCCGTCGTCACCGTGTCCTTGAAGTGCGCCAGGTGGTAGCTCGCAAAAGAATGCCGCAGGCAGTTCGCCGGCCATTCCAGCGGATCCACGCCGATTACTTCGCAGGCTTCGCGGATCACAGGCTTCCAGCGTTTCTTGCTCCACCCATCCACCAGCGGCTTGTCCGCAGCTCGGCGAGGCATGTGCCGCCGCAACGCCTCGTAGATCGTCGCAGAGCGCGGCCTCGCCGCCTCGCCCTGCTTGGCATCCTCATGGCGAATCACGATCTCGTCATATTCAAAGTCAATCGCCGATGCCGGAATCGAAAAAATCTCCCGCGTCCGAAGGCCCGCAAATGCTCCCGCAACCAACCAAGCACGGAACCATTCCGGCCACTCATGCTCCAGCAGAGCCCTCATCTGCGTCACCGTGAGGATAGGCAAGCGCGACCCCTTATCCTTCTTCGGCGGTGCGTCAGAAAACGGATTATGGCTCACCCTCTCCCGCATGGCAGTTGACGAGAAAAAATCTCGGCACACTGCAAAAACATTGAACCTCCCGCGAGTCGTGAGCGGCAGCTTGTCCACCCACCTGCGCATCGCCACCGAATCCAAGTCCTCCGGCCGCTTCTTGCCATGCGCATCCGAAAATTTAAGCAGGCCCCACTTAAGTTGGCGCAGCGTGACCGGCTCCACCTCCACAGATTTTTTGGCAAGGAACGCCGCCACAAAATGAGCCACCGTCTCGCCATCCTCCGCCTTCGACGGAATCTCGCCCGTATGAGCCAGCGAAAAAACAAGCTCCGCGTGAGCCTTGTTAGCATCCGCCGCGTCCTTGAAAAACATCCGCCGACGCTTTCCGCCATTCAGCGCCTTCGGGATGTCGATCACCCACCGCGCCAACTTTCGGTCAAACCGTGGAATCAGAGCCTGTAAATTCATACTGACACATCATTGACATGCATTGACACTTTTGCAAATTCTTCCAATTTTTTGCAATCGCCTTCAATCGCCGCCAACCCCCGCCCAGTCTACCTTTGCGGGCATTTTGCACACTCTTGCATTGACACTCAAAAGAGCGGAGGAGGTGGGATTCGAACCTACCTTTTTACCTACTGAAAGTGTCAATGGTTTCCGATTTATTGGAAAATTGACAATATTGCGAACCGTCCAGCAGGCGGAGGCAGAGAGGTTTTGGGGGTTGTAAAAAAACGCCCCGGCTTTTGGCTCGGGGCGTTGGGTTGGGTTACTTGAACTTCGCTAGGTCTTCTGCCGATGGGGCGTTTGCCTGCGGGCCTTTGGATTTGGCCTGCCTTGCCGCTTTGGCTTTGAATGCGTCAATGCGTTTTTGCATTTCGCCTGTGGCCTGGCGGGTGTCCGCTTCAAAGTCTTTGAAAAGTGACTTTAGTTCCTTTTCAGAGGATTGAAGCTGATCGATACGCTGTCTGTAGGAATTCCTAATCTTTTCTGCTCTTCGATTGAGAGGACCCGAGCTTTGTGCGAGTGTTTTGTCTCCCCTGAGAGAATTTTTTGCATCTCTAAGACTGATAGACGCGGCTTTTGAGAGTTGTTCGGCGTGTTCATTGAGTAGCTCCTTTGTTGCTTTTAATATAGTCGAGTCGTATTCCTGTTTTTCAAGGTAAATTGATTGGTATTCGCGTGGTATGACAGAGGAATTTCCTTTGCCTAAAATATTCTCGGCAACAAAGTCCAAGTCATCTTTATTAATCGCCACGGGGCCTTGGTCTGTGAATTTGGGATGCACATCGATGAGGACCCCATTTGGCCGTTGGGAGATGTTGGCTTCGTGTCCTATGTTTGTGAGAGCCTGTGCAAGGTCTTCCAGCCCGTCCATGCTGGCTTTGCCGTGCATCCAGATGGAATGGGATTGCGCTTGTGCGGGGTCCACACTTTTGAATCGGCTCGCGGCTTGTGCGGCTTGGTAAAAATGTTTTCCAAGCACGGACATGAATGCCGGCCGATATTTTTCTGGGATGGCATCCATGGGGATGCGGACATTGGGCGAGACATCGCCTTGGAATGTGCCTCGGCCGAATTCGATTCGCGTGATGTCGGCGTTGGGTGCTCCGAAGACGCTGGCGAGTTTGCTGAGTGGGGATGGGAGCTTAATGCTTTTGTCCGCCTTGTCTGCTGTGCGCAGTGTGAGAGATTTTGCAGCACGCTGTAGCACTTGCTCTGCGAGCTTGATGTTCCCAGGGATGGCCAGCTTTTTTGATTCCTCAAGGGCGTCGGCAAATTTCTTACCGTCCTTGCGGAGCTTGGTGTTCATCTCCATTGTCTGGATTGTGCTCTTGAGGAATTCGGTGCCTGGAGGTGTGAGGGTTTGCTGCACTCGAGGATCCGAAAGCACGCTGGCAGTAAATCTCGGCAGGCCAGTGGTGGGATCCTGTGGCACATTGATGCCGGCCTCACGCAGGTCGTCTGCTGCCAACTTGAATGCGCTGGCGTAAGCGTCGCCATTGAATGCTTCCTCCTCGGTGATGTTGGTGCGGCGTTGGAGCCGCTGCTCGGCGCGTTGCTGCACCCAGGAGAGGGCTTGCAGTTGGTGAGATTGGAATGGACCAAACTGGGAGTTCATGCCGCCGTTGGCGTTGATGTGGTCGCGGAGATTATTGACGAACCTGCTTTGCAGCTCATAGAGCACTGGGTAGGTGCCGAAGGCAGAATCTGGGATGCCCATCGATGCGGCGACCTGGCGATCATTGGTGGTGAGCGGTGGGTCGTCGCTCATTCCTTCAAGGAACCGGAATGTGCCACCGAAGCTGCCAACTTTGCGTTGTTCGGCTTTTCCAAATTCGCCCATCAAGGCGTCTTTGACCGAAGTCTGAACGACGGCCGGTGTGACGCTGGGTGTTTTTTGGAAATCCTCTGCCAGGATAGCGATGGCGAGGCGCCCGTTGTAATTTGGATCTGCAAGCGGGGATGTTGCCGCTACGACATCCATGGTTTTGCCCAATTCATCTCGCGAAAAGTCGGGGAATGATTCCGTCATGGCTTCGGCGGAGATTTCATACCAGAGGCGGTCTTTGTTTGGCAGGTTCTCTGCGGCTTTCCAGTGGGCCTCTGGCGGCGGCTTCATTGTGAAGCCTTTTTCTTGCAGCTCTGCAAGGGCTCTGGATGCGGCTGGGCCAGTGACTGCGATAGCGTCGGCCCATGCCTTTTCAAGGGCTGCCTGAGTCACATTCATCGGCCCTGTTTTTGTATTGAGATCGTGCTCAAGAAATCTTCGCCCGTCGGCGGCTCTCACGGGTTGACCTGGCAGCTTGGTGCCGATCCAGCGCTCATTTGCTGGGATGCTTAATTTGATATCCTCCAGTGACCGTGCAAAAACATCTTTGCCTTTAGGTCCTGCCGCATCCGGCATGGCTTGGCCTGGCAGGTCTCTTGACAAGTCCGGCATGGGGGCTGGCTTGTCGGGCATGAAGTTGCGGTTGGCGCGGTCGTAGTCGAAGTGGAAGCCGGTGCGGCCGGTGCCTACGGCGGCGTCTACGCGGTCGAGGCGGAATTGTTTGATGGCGCTGCCGGGGCCGAAGCTGCCGGAGAGGGCGTTGCGCTCTCGGTTTTTGGTGGTGGCGATGCCGAGGATGGCATTGATGGCGTCTCGCTTCTCGTCGCCGATCTTGGTGTTGCCGGGGAGTTCTTGCCGGTGGTTCTCCATGTAGGTCTTGAGGTCGGCTTCGATCTTGCCCATGTCGTAGTCGAAGGGGGCGAGGGCGGGGTTGCGCTCGGCGATGCCTCGCATGGCGCGGTTGCGGAATTGCGAGAGGTCGAGCACGGTGGCGTTGAGGTTGCCTGCTTTGGTGAGTTCCCATCCCCAGGGGATGACTTCGCGGGTGATGGCTTCGAGGTTGCCGAGCTTTTTAACCTTGAACGCTCCAGTGTCTCCGCTGCCGATGGCGTGGTAGCGGACCTGCATGCTCTCGCCAGCGGCTCCGAGGGCCTCGAACTGGCGTGCGAAGGCTCGGATGTGCGGCATGAAGCCGTTGAGAAAATCAAAGCTGGGCGGGAGGACGGTTCCGATAGTTCTGACGGGGCCGTCGCCATCCTTTGGCTTCTTGGGGCCGAGGACGGGGTTTGTGGGATCGATGAGTTTGGAGCCGACGATGTTTCGGATCTGCTCTTTGACCTTGGCGTGTTCTTTGTTGAGGTCGCGCTGGTCGCGGAGGATGGCTTGGCCGGTGGCGGGGTCTTGCGTGGCGAAGGTGGTGGCCTTCACGCCGTCGCCTCGGTCGTAGAATGTGACCTGGGGATTGTTGGCGATGTCGCTGGCGCGGCCGCTGGGGGCGATGCGGCTTGGGCGGGGCTTTTCGTGGGAGGGGTCGTTGGCCCACTGCCGGTAGTTGTTGATGTAGGTGCCGAGCTGGTTGAGGAGGGCCTTGTCGGTGGCGAGGATGGGGTTCTCTTTGAAGAGGCTGCCGGGGGTGTCGAGGGCTTGGCCGGTCTGCGGGTCGATGCGCACACCGCTGGCGCTCAGGGCGCGGGCTTGGGCACCGAGGACGCTCTCGGCGAAGGTGAGCATGTTGCCTCCGGCTGGGGCGCCACGGCGGATGGCGGCGAAATCCATGGTGTTGCTGGCCTTGGCGAAGGTCTCGGCAAAAATCTCGTCGCGGGCCCAGTCGAGGCCGTCCATGTCACCTCGGGCCAGTCCGCCTTGGCTGAGGTTGTCCATCTCGGCGGCGAGTGTGCCGGGGCTGATCTCGAAGTTGCCGTCGGGGAAGGCGCTGGCGTTTTTGCCTCGAATGATATTGCTGGCGTATTCGCGGGCACGGGCTTGGACGCCTTCGGGGCCGTAGGTTTTATCCACCCAAGCGCGGGCGGCGTATTTCTGCTGGCCGTCGAGGGCGCCGCTGGCGAGGAGGGCGTGGCCGAATTCGTGGGGCTCGACTCCTCCACGGCGGGCATCGAGGTTGATGAATACCTTGGCGCGTTCGCCGAGCGGGGCCTGCACAAACATGCCGGCGGTTCCTGCTCCGCCTTGGGCGGCGACATTGGCGTCGTAGTCCTCGGCGCTGAGGGGAACGAAGTCGAGGCCGTTGCGGAAGGTGCCCTGCATGGCGGCGAGCCTGACGAGGTTGTCGGGCGTCTGTGTAGACATCATTTTTCCGACATCTCCACCGTTGAGTTCGATATCGACGAGCATGCGGGACACATCGCTGAGAGCGGCTTGCTGGCGGCGTTGCTGGAGGCCGGTGAAGCGGTCCACTCCTCCGCCGAGGGCGCCGAAGGTGCCGCCCATGGCGAGCATGGCGGCGGCGTCTTCATCCTGACCGGCATTGGCGGCGAGGAGGGCGAAGGGAACATTGGCTGCGGCACCTTTTGCGGCACCTGTGGCGAGGGCGCTGGATCCACGCACCGCTTGGACGATGGCGGGATTGGATAGCTTGCCCATGAAGGCACGCATCTGCGGCGAGAGGGCTTGATTCGCGGCGAGGCGGGCTGGTGTGGACTCGATGCTCACGAACTGGCTGGGGCGCTCGAGGACTTCTTTGAAAATGGAAGGCACGGCGGGATTCGCCAACACGGCGGCTCTGGCGGCTTGGTCCAGGCCATTGGTGGCGTCGGCGGATTCGCGGAGGATGATCTTGCTGGTTCCGGCTGCGGTCTCGATCTTGCGGAGCACGCCCATGCCTGCTTTGTAGACTGGATAGAACCCGGCAATGGTGGCGCTGACTTCTGGCGGGGCTCCGAGGGCTGTGGCACCCATGGCGATACCGCCGCCGATGCCGACATTCCGGCCAAAGGTCATGGCGTTTGCAGCGGCAGAGATGTTTTGCGGGCTCACGCCGGTCTTTTCGGTGACGACTCTGGCGAAGCGTTCAGCGAGGGCGTCGTTGCCTTTGACGAGGCCGCCTGCGAGTTTTTCAATGCCGCTGGCGGTCTTGGAACTAACAATCTTCATGCCTCGGGAGAGGCCAATGGCTTTTACGCCGGCGCTGAAGGGGATGAAAGCGCCAGTAGGGTCGGTGGCGATCTCCACAATCTGCGCCTGCGATTCGATGGGCGTCTCTTGCTGGTTGCGGCCGGTGAGCACGCGGGTGAGCAGCTCGGTCGGCGCGGTCTTTTGCCCGAGGGCCTGATACTCGGCGTCGATGCCTTTTTCTTGGAGGTGGTTTTTGAATTCGTAGTTCTTCAAATCCTCCTCGTTGGTGGGGCGGATCGGTTGGTTTGGGTATCGCTCTTGGAACCCGGCAAGGGTCATTGGGTCTTGTGCATCGGCAAACAAAAACTCTCCCGTGGCCTCGTTGAGATATTTAGGCTGGCCTTCCAGAGCCTGCTTGGCCCAGCCTCCAAGCTGCATGGCACCGAGGGCAGCGCGTCCGATGCCGGTCTGGAGTGTGGCGGGAGATTTGGCGAGAGTCTCTACGGGCGAAAAGAGAGTCGAGTTGAAGGCATCGAAGGCGCTGACAAACAACCCGCCGACGGCCTTGGCTGCGAGTTCGCCATTGCCAGGGATTTTTCCTTGGGCCTTGAGGCGCTCCTTCGTGGCCTTTTGGTCGAAATACTCGTCGCGAGTCGGGATGTAGTTTGGGTCTTCAAGGGCGGCGACGACCATTTTGTCCACCTCGTCTTGAGTGTATCCTTTGGGTTGGTTGGCTTGCTCAAGTAGGTCGATTTCTTCGGCCGTGTATTCACGATCTTCAAGCTGGGCAACGGGTCCCATGGCGGGTCCACGGCCAAGAGATGCCCCCTCCCCGGCGATCAACTCGGGTGAGCCTGTTTGTCCAGGCGCTCCGCTTGCGGCCATTGCCGTAGAGGCGTTCGGGGGAAGAGGCTCCTGCACCGGCAGCTCGGCGGCTGCCAGGGCATCTACTTCTTCTTGGGAATATTCCCTGTCCTCAAGGGCGGTAGAATTGAGCGGGATAGTATTTGCCATTGGGAAGTTGGATGAGGTCGCCTGCGGGAGTTTTGCGAATGTTTTGCGGGGCGGGTTGCTGGGGTTGTGCGGGAGCGGCTTGACCGGGAGATGAGGCATCCACGCCGTCCAAAAGCGTTTCATTTGTTGCTGGATTGACACGCGCCTTATTAGTTGCCTCAAGTATATCGCGCTGCTCTGTAAGATATTGTTTGTAAACCTCCCAATGCCGCGTCTGCGATGGCACTAAAGTCCGCAAATACTTCAACTCGTCCTGCGACACTGGACGCAAATACTTTGTCATTTCCAACACATCGAAATTGACCAACCGATCCAGCTTCGCTCGTTTCGCTTGCAATGTTTCATCAAAAGCGGCATCGTATACTCTGCCCGCCGTCCCATCAAACGGGCCGACCAAACTTTTATATCCAGGATCATTAAGTATTTCGTTAATGGTCTTGAGCGTATTCTGTTTTCGTATCTTAAACTCTGCTTGCACCGAATTGCGTTCTGCTATTTTTGCCTGCGCTTGTTGGACATCCAGTTTGGATTTTTCAAGGTCAACGCTGGCCTTGGCGATTTCGGCTTGCGCTTTTGGCGAAGCCTGCTCGTCGAGCATTTTCTGGATTTCCATGACGCGGGTGGCAGCGGCTTCTTGACTGGGCAAAATGCCTTGCGTCTGGATTTCGTGAATCAATTGGCGGATGGCGGGGGGCTTGGCATCGTATTCCTCTTGGGTCTGGGCGTTCAGCACGGACCAGTCGAAGGAGAGTCCCTTGGCAGCGCGGGGTTGGGCTACCGGAGCCGCTTGCTGAGACATGTCTATCTCTGCCACAGGCCGAGTGAATGCCGCGAGGTCTTCATCCGTGGGCTGCTGGGGCAGTGCCGGGTTTTGGTAAAGGGTAGACATAGTTATCTTGCAGGGGTTGCCGGGGAGGTTTTGATTTGCGGGTTAAAGGTGTAAGGAGCTGCTGGTGCCGGCGCTGGGGCTGGATTGGTTGCTTGTGCCGGATTAGCCGATGGGCTCATGGGGACTTGGTTGGCGGCCGGTTGCTGGGCGAGCATGTTAGCGTTCACGCGGTTGGCTTGGGCGTTGTATTGGGTCTGATACATCCAGCGCTTTAGGTCGTGATCCATGAATGATTCTGCCGTGGACACAATACCTTGGCGCTTGCCGAGCGGCATGGTGTCGAATTTGTCGATAGTCTCTTGGCTGAAGAGAGGTTGGCCGTCTGTCAATTTGTAGTCCTTGAGCATGTCGAACTTGGCGTTGGCGCCGTCCGAGGCGATGCGGTTTTCTTGGCTTTTCGTCATGCCTTGAGATAGTCCGCTGCCGATTGCGGCGAGGCCGTCGCCTATTCCCTCGCCCATAGCCATCATGCCTTGGGCGCGGATTTGAGCTGCGTTGGCTTGGGCATTTCCGAGGATTTCTCCAGATCGGTCGTTTACGGTGGGGGCGTATGGCATAAGTTATGAGGGGTGGATTGTTGTGTGGAGTTTTGTGATGGGTATAGCGTCGAACGAATTACTTGCAGAGGAGAGCCAGTTGCGTGCGGCTGTGCGCAGGGCTTCGTTCATGGACTCTTGGGTCCATGCAGCTTCGGAAATTTGGTTTTCTAAAAGCCAATCTGAGGCGGTCTTTTCGTTCTGTATGCCAAGCCGATTCCACATACTGCGGGAGGCTTGGATGATATCGTGAGGCGTGATGGTGATGCCTGCCGCTTGGGCGAGCTCGGCGAGTAGCCTGGCATCCGTTGCCGCTTGGCGCTGGGCGTCTGGGAAAAGCGTGTAGGTGCGTCCTGCGGGGGTTGGCAGATCGTTGTCGAGCAAAGCCCGCAGATGTGCCGTGTGGATGTGCTGAGGGGTATCGCAACGAACGGGAGCGGCGACATGCTGGGCGTGGCGGATAGCTTCCTCGGCGTCGAGGGCTTTCTGGTCGATGTAGCGGGCTTGCAGGATATCCACCACATCGCCGAGGTCGCGGCGGAGGCGCTGCCAGGTGCGCTCGGGGTAGTAGATGGAGCGGGCAACGGCGAGGATGTGACCGGCTTCGTCGATATGAGCTTCTGCTGTGGCGCGGAGGTTTACGAGTGGGATGGAGAGCGGGCGGTAGCCGTCTTCGGCACAGGCATGAGCCAAAGCTACATCGGCATCGTCGGTGCAGGATTCCTCGGCATACCACCCAGCGATGATACCAACGGGCTCGGCTCCGTAGCGGGCGCACTCAACGGCGCGGAGTGCGCCGAGGCTCCCTGCTCCAATGACGCGGCAGCCACGCTCGATGGCGAAGAGGATTTCCTTGTGCCATGGGGCGAGAGTCTGGTGGAAGAATCCATCAATCAATATGAGCGTGTCGGCACCTTCCAGTGCGGCGGCGGCGATGTCGCCTTGCTGCGCTGGAGGGCGTATGTCGGCATCGGCAGGGATATTGCCGGGGCGAGTGGGGCCGATAAAGATTTTCATCCGTTCCTCCTGGCGCGGGATCCACGCGCTATGTGTCGGTTGTAGTATCCTTCAAGGGTCGGTATGATGACTCGCACGACGCTGCAAGGGTAATCATGGGTGAACTCATGGACGAGCGGCTCGGGGATGCCAGCGGCGGCGAGGAGGCTAAGAAGGGTGTCGATATCCTCCTCAAAGGTGTCGCCTGATCGGTCTGGGTGGGCGCGGCTTGAGACGACATCTTTGACTGCCAGGAGTCGCCCCAGATTATGAGCGGTGTCGGAGTCTTTCGTTGCTTGGTAGCGTTCGTGCAAGATGTCGTCGCGGCTTCCGGCGATATAAACAAGGCGTCCTTGTATTGCTTCGCACAATGCCCGGCACTGAGCGACAGCGGGGTCGAGGTGTGCCGCGTAGCCTCGGTAGAATCCGACTCCACGCTCTTCTGTGTCGTAGATATAAGCCGTGTAAGTCGGCACGCCGATATCAGAGGTGCAATCGAAGAGCACAGGCATGAGGTCGGCCTGTCGCAGGCGGCGGACAATGCCAGACAAGGTGCTGTCGGTGATGGTGTCGAGATCAACACGCGGCACAGGTTGCGGGTTTTCCATCCCTATAGCCACTTGGTCGCGCTCGATGACTTCGTAGAGCCCGCCACAGATTGCTTCTGCATAGGTATTCCCGGCAGATAGTCCGTTGCTTGTGCAGGAAAACATAGATGCCGCCAATGGTTCGTCAGCGGGTCCACGGGCAGTGAGATGTATGGTTGCAAGGGGGAGATGTTTTGCCGCTCCGCTTTTTATTCCCTGCGCGATGCCCCAGCGGATTGGGATATTTGGATTGAATGCCGCCCCATTTAGAAGAGGCAGTCGCGTTTCGGCGCTTTGGCCGAGGCTGCTTGCGGTGGCTGTAAAGTGAGGGACATGACTTGTCTCGCCCACATGGCGCTCGAAGCCTTCCATCATGGCCGAGCACTTGGCTGCGGCGGGGGTGGCTCCTTTGCCAGAATCCACGGCCAGCACGATGGCATCTGGCCGGATGCACTGCGCGACGCAGATGCCGATGCGGTCCAGACCGGTGATCTCGGCGAGGCGGGTAATGCCTGCGGCGTGGAAATGCGGTCGCATACGCTCGAGCGTCTGCTCAGGGGTGCAAGCGCGGTGAGCGCCATCTGCGCGATGTTTGGTTATTTCCATGCAAATTCCAGCGAGCGGAGCGTGAGTCGAGCCGCAAGGCGACGGAGGGGGGTGGTGAGAGTGGCGGCGATGGATTGACCATGCTGGCAATAGAGGCGGATCGTGCGGTCGCTGGCATGGCGCAGCATGGCGCGGCGGAATTTTTGCCAGCGATCTGTCTCTAAGCCGAATGCCGCTCGAGCGATCCAGCACACGGCAGCAATAGCCGCTCCGCCGATTGCCGCTCCAGCACCACCAGCAATGCTTCCGATCATGCCGCTTTGTCCAGCGGCTGCGCTTGCACCGGCTTGTAACTTTGCTCCTTGCAACGAGGCTTGGTTGTTTTGGAAGCTGTTGTAGATGCTGGCCTGCATGTTGGTGTTGGTGTTGAAGAGGTCGCTGCCGTAGGTCATGGTGTTGCCGTAGGCTTGGCCGATCATCGAGGCGGCGTTGCCTTGGCTGGCTATAGGGATGTTGCTGCCGAGGGCGCGTTGGTAGGGATCGAGGGCGACATTGGCTTGGGCGAGGCCGAGATTGTTGGCGTATTGGTTTTGGGCGATGCCTGCCTGCTGGCCGTAGAGGGATCCGAGCATGCTTTGCTGTCCCGAAAATTGGTTGAAGTTCTGGCTGGCGACTCCTTGCAGGAAATTTTGGTTGGCGTAATTCGCGTTGTAGTTTGCCGATTGGTTCGCCTGCTGGGCGGCGAGGTTTTGGCTGCTGTTGTATTGGGCGGCGTTGAGGTTGGCCGATTGGTTGGCGAGGTTAGCCTGCTGGGCGTAGCCTGCATCGGCTATGGCGGCTTGCTGGGCGTTGGAATTATCAGTGAGGTAGCCTTGCTGCCGGAGTTGGGCGTTGGTCTGGCCGAGCTGGAGGGCGGTGGCTTGGTTGGCGAGACCTGCCTGTTGAGCGTAGCCTGCGTTGGCGAGGTTGGCGGCTTGGCGGTTGGCTGCGTTGAATTGGTTCGTTTGAAATCCAACTTGCTGATTGGCGAGGGCGGCTTGAAGGCCGCCTTGTTGCTGAAACTCTGCGGCGCGGGCGTTGGCGGCTTGGTTGAGTTGAGAGGCTTGGAGCCCTGTGCTCTGGTTGGCGAGGGCGGCTTGCTGGGCAAGCTGGGAGTTGGCTTGGCCGGTATTGTAAGCGGTCTGCTGATTTTGCAGGGCTGCTTGTTGCTGGAGCTGGGCGTTGGTGAGACCGAGTTGGAGGCCCGAGGATTGATTGGCGAGTCCTGCACGCAGGAAGGCGTCTTGGTTGGAAAGGCTTGCCTGCTGGCGGTTTTGCAGGTTGGCCAATGCCATGGCCTGCTGGTTGCTGGCGTTATATTGGCCTTGTTGAAGGGCGGCCTGTTGGTTGGCAAGGTTCGCTTGCTGAGAAAATTGAGCGTCTTGGGAGTTGGCGCGGAAGCTAAAGTCTTGGTTTGAGAGTCCGGCTTGCTGGGCGTAACCGGCCTCGGCGAGGACTCGCTGCTGGGCGTTTTGATTATCGGTGAGATTTGCCTGCTGGGCAAACTGCGCATTCTGCATGGCGCGGGCTTGAGCCACAGATTGGTTTGTGCTGTCGGCTTGGAGGGAGCGCCCTGCGTTGGCGTCCTGCCGCTGGGCGTAGGCTTGGTTGGCTGAGGTGCGAAGAGCAGTGCCTTGGCCGAGGACATTGCCAGCAAAGGTGCGGCGTTCGTTTTCCCTGGCAGTAGCGAATCGGTCGCGGTTGAGAAGCTCGGCGGCCATGGCGGATTGGCCGAGACCGAGGCCACGGGCGGATGAGGCGGCACGGGAGGATTGGCTCGCGTCGCGGCTCTGCTCGGCGGAGAGAGACCGGCCGAGGGCGAGGTCATTGCTGGCTTGACCTTCGAGTTGACCGAGGAGCCCATTGCCACGGGCTTCATTCATCAAGCCACGCTCGGCGGCACTGGCGCGGACATTCTGCGCTTGGATGTCTTGCACACGGCGGACGCGGGCGGCTTCCATGGGGTCCACCGCTCCGACTTGCGTTCCACCGACGCGCTCGATTGCGCCGGTGGTAGCGGCTTGGACATTATCAACGGCGTCCATTTGCGAGGCGTAGCCTTGGGCGGCGCGGACACGCTGGGCGCGGACATCATTGACTTGCCCAGCTTGGGCGGCTTGCACATCGGCAACTGGGCCCATCTGCGAGGACAGGATGCGTTGCGCCTGGACCTGATCGGCAGCATAGCCTGCTGGACCTTGGACATTTTGCACTTGGCCCATGCGAGCAGCTCGGGCTTGGGCTGCTTGAGCATCGGCCACGGGTCCGACTTGGGCGGTTTGCGTGTTGCCCACATTAGCAACGCGGGCACCTTGCGCCTGGTCGGCGGCGACATTTTGGGAGGAAATCTGGTCGGGCCGGTAGAGCTGGCCGAGGGCCATCTGGTTCAGCCGGGCTTGGGCGGGGTCGTTGTAGGCGGCTACGCGGTCGGCAGTCTGGCCGACTTGGTTGTAGCTCTGGCCGAGCTGGGCGGCGGAGGATCCGGCGTCGCGGATGTTTTGGTTGGCGGCGGCGGTGTAGGTGCTGTCTTGGAGTCTTTGCGCAATGTCGCCGGTGTTCTCAATGGCCTGATCGCTGAGGCGGCCTGCGGTATCGACGGTGGTGTTGGCTTGCGCTTGGGCGTTTGCTTGGGCGTAGCCTGAGATCGCGGCCATTTCTTCGGAGAGGCTGCGCTGCTGTGGGGCTGGCGGGGCGCTCATGCCGCCCATGCCCATGCCGCCGGTGGACATTCCTCCGCCGGACATGGCGTTGGACATTGCTGACCCTGTTGACCCTGTTGACATGGCGTTGTTGCCGGACATGGCGTTGCCGCCCATGTTGTTGTCGGACATGGCTGCACTCATTGCGGGGGCGCTCATCGCGGGAGCGCTCATCGCGCCACCGCCGCCTCCTCCTCCGCCGGACATTCCCCCTCCTCCGCCGCTGTTGCTCATGTTCATTGCCATAGGGTTATTCCTTTTCTAAGAAGTGCTTGGCGTTTTCTGCGCCGTAGTTGAGGGTGATCTCTTCGCCCACGGAAATGTCGCGCAGGGCGTAGTGCCGCATGAGTTCGTTTACCTGGTCGATCTCGTGGCAGGCGTTGGGGGTGTCGTGGTGGTTGTAGAGGGGGGCGAGGCCGAAGCCGATGATGCTGGTGGCGTCGTCGAGATAGTAGCTGTAGGTCTCGCAGGCTGGGGCTTTGGCGAGTTGCTTCTTGGGCACGCAGGCGTAGGGGGCCTCTTCCAGCACTTCGTGCTTGGCGATGCTCGCCGTGGCGAAGACGCCCCACCGGTGCAGCGGAGACCGGCGCACGGCGAGCTTTGTCGCGTGGTAGGGCTCGGGACGGAGCATGGTGGGGGCGGTGGTCATTTGGCTTCGAGGGCTTCGACGCGGGCGGCGAGTTCTTGGACGGCGGCGACGAGGAGCGGGACGAGTTTGCTTTGGTCAATGCCTTGGTAGATGGGCTTGCCGTCTGAATCCACAGCGTCTTTGGTGCCGGTGACGGCTTCGGGCACAACGGCCTGCGCTTCGTGGGCGAGGAAGCCATCGACTTTCGGTGCGGTAGGATGGCCAACCCACTTGAACCGGTGGACCGGCAAGGCCGACAAACGATCCAATGCGCTGGTGAGTTTTTCTAGGTCGGTTTTGAGTCGGTAGTCGGAGCTGGTGCTGTAAATGACTCCGTTGTTCGTGGAGTTTGTTAAAATTCCCCCGATGCCAGTTTCGACCAATGTGGTTCCTGATGCGGAAACTGCGAAGACGCTACAGATACCAGAATTTCCTCCGCTTGAGAAATTGCTAATTCCAAAACATTTGATTCCTGGAACATGTAATTGCGCATCTGCTGCATCGCATTTGGGAACCTTTGATAAAAATTGCCCTGAGTAATTGTTGTAGTTGATTTGTGAGGTTGCAGAGACTTCAGTTGCAAGCGTGCGAGAGATAACGCTATTGCCACTGAGGCCGGATGCAGTAATGACGCCCGCGCTGAAATTTCCGCTGGCGTCCCGGGCAACGATGGCGCTGGCCGTATTGGCGCTAGTCGCGGTGGTTCGGGCGTTTGCAAGAGTCCCACTGGTAATGTCGTCGGCGGAATGCGTATGCGTGGCAGCGGCATAAGAGCCAGACGCTTGCTTGCCTGCGAGCAGGCTATTGACCTCGGTCTCTGTGTAGTAACGATCATCATGCGTATGCGTGGTTGGCGTCCTGGCGTCCGAAAGACGGGAGTCTGTTGTGATGACTGCCGTTCCCGTGATGGCGCTTGGCGCGATACCCGTTGCAGGCGCATAGCTTCCAGACGCCTGCTTACCTGCAAGCAAAGTATTCATCTCCGACTCTGTGTAATAGCGGTCGTCGTGCGTGTGCGCGTCTGGGGTGGCGGTGACGGTGATATTGGCCGACCCATTAAAAGAAACGCCGTTGATTGTGCGGGCCGTTTGCAGAGTTGTTGCCGTAGCGGCATTTCCAGAGCAGGCCGCCGCTGTCGTTGCTGTCGTTGCTGTGCTGGCATTTCCGGTCAAGTTGGCCGTGATTGTTCCGGCGGAAAAATTCCCGCTTCCATCGCGAGCCACAATGGCATTGGCCGTGCTGGCGTTTGTAGCAGTGGTTGCCGAGTTGGCTACCTTCCCTGCCGTGGTGATCTGCGCAAGTTTCGTGTCGGCAATAGCAGCGGCGGCGGAGATGTCGGCGTTGACGATGTTTGCCACCGAGCCAAGATCGACGAGTTCGTGAAGTTTCTGAGGCGTAACGAGTTCCCCGTTGGTAAATGTTTTGCCTTTAGTAATGGTGGCCATGGTTAGTTGAGGGTGCGGGTTTCGGTGGGGTCGAGGGCGGAGCGGGTGGCTTCGGCGCTGATTTGACGCAGGATGGGGCGGCCGCTTTGCGTGCGGAAGCGGAGGTCGAGGCCGGTCGCTTTGCAGCGCAGGGGGGCTTTAAGCGTGTAGTCCTCCTCGTCGCCCGTGGTGTTCTCCAGTGAGGCGATCTGGAAGTCGGCGTCGTAGTCAGTAGTCACGGCATCGAGCGTGCAGGCGGAGGCGTCTGGCAGGAGCACGCTGGCTTTGGCTCGGGTGAGGCGCTTGGTATTGAGGCTCCCCCACCCGTAGCGGCGGGTAATGAGTTCGGAGGGGATTTCGGTGTAGAGGTCTTGCGCGTTGGCGTAGGGCACTTCGTCGCCGTAGTCCAGCTCATCGAGCAGGAAGAGCGTTCCGGCGCGGCTCGCTGCGAAGAGGCGGCGTTGGCTGGAGTAGGCGGCGACCAGAAGCTCGTCGATATTTATGGCGTAGGTGTCGCGGGATTCCCATTGGGAGTTGAGGGCGTTCCAGAGGAAGAGCGTGTTGTTGGCCGTGGCGTTCTCGCCGATGGGCACGGCGAGGTAGTAGCGGTTGTTCCACCATTTCCCTACGGCGAGGTGCGCGTAGTCGGTGTTGATCTCGTCGAGTTGGTCGGCGATGGGGTCCGACAGCGGCTGGGTGTTTGCCCTGAGCTTGAGGTCGAGCTGGGTGTCTAGCCGGTAAACTCCGGCGTCCGAAAGGAAAAACACAAACTGACCGGCCGTCTGGATCGAGCGGCGGGCCACGCAGCCGATCTCATCGGTGAGGAGCGTGAGCTTGGAAACGGCGGAGTCCACCGTGAAACTGTCGCCCGTCGCATTGCTCGTGTCGGTGAGGTTGGCAAGCCAGATCGAGTTACGCATGAATACCAGCGCTTGGCCCTCGACCCATGGGTGAATGGCGACGAGGTAGTCGTTGCTGCCCTGGTTGGCGCGGAAAGATTGGAAAAACGGATCGTAGAGGTCGGGGTCGAGAACATCCGAGATGGCAACGGTGTCGCGGCCGTCGGGGATCCAGAGTCGATTGCCGATGTAGCTGGCCCAGCCGGTGGAGCGCAGGGTCTTGAATGTCACGCCCTCGGCCGGCACGCCCGAGGCGGCGCGTTGAAACTCCATCGTCGAGCCATCCCACCAGAGCGGGGCTTTGACGCGGCAAATTGCGATGTCGGCGGCGACATCCGGCGCTGTGCCAGCAGGCACCTCAATGGTGAAGGCACTGGCCGTCGCGGTGAGGATGTCATACTCATGCCCTTGGAACGCCGCTTGGCTCCCCTCCTCGATCCGCACGCGCTGCCCGGCAGCGAGGCCATGGGCAGTGATGTGGACGGTGGCCGTGGTGCCAGAGACCGCGATGCCGCTGGCGGTGGTGTATTTCCAATCCCAGCCCGGCAGCGTCATGTCGGCCTCGCGCAGGAGGTAGAAACGATTGAAAGCCTGTATCGTCGAAACGCTGTCCGTGGGCTCGATGATCTCGTCGGACGCTGTGCCGGTGGCGGGATAGCTGATCTCTTCGATAGGCTCATCCTGCCGGTAGAGAAATGCCGAGGTCGGCCCGCAGAGGACGATGTATTCATTTTCATCGTCGTAGTTCGGCGAGGAGAAAACGCCGCTGGCGAAGATGCCGCCGCTGTAGATCGTGCGCACGCGGGCATTGGCATCCAGCACGAAGGGCAGAGTGAGAGGCTGCGTGCCTGCCGATATGCCATCACCCAGCCGCTTCGCGCCTTTGCGCGTCTGCGCGACGCCTCGGTCGAGGCGCATGTTTTCGGCGTATTGGACCATACCCGGCTGGAGTTGCAGCGGGTTCAAGCGGCTGGCCATGCCGGTGAATCCGGCGTCGCCTTCTACGATTGTTTGGTCATCTGGCATCTACCTTCTATTGTGCGGATGCTTGTCAAGTAGCCCTCGAATGGCTGCTACGCTCAGGCGTGCTCGGTTGTTTGTGGAAAACAGATCCTTGATGGCGCTGGCGGTTTTGTGCGGGTGGGCGAGGATTTTGTCTCGCACCTTAGGCAGCAAATCGGAGGGGATGCCAGGGATAGAGTCTGGGTTTTTGTCAGAAACTTGTGGGCTTTTTTCGGACACAACTTTGCCGGTCTTTTGCCGGTAGCCGGTCTGGTAGAGAAGCTGTCGGCTGCCGGGTTGCCAGTGCGGGAAGTTCTGTTTCTCAACGAGGCCGTCGCGGATCGAGGCGGCGAGGATTTTTGGGACTTCACTTGGCTCGCAATCGAGATCAGCGGCGATTTCGTCGGTGGTGCTCCAACCGGGCGGGAGGGAGTTGGACTTTTTGGCGAGGTGTTTCCAGGTCATAGGTAGATGGGGGCTGTCATGGTCCTGCCGCGCTTCTTATCGAGGAGGAAATAGGTCTGCGTGGGGGGCTCGAAGGAGGCTTTGATCGAGAGAGCGTAGGCGTTGTAGCCGATGAGGCTGCCGTTGCAGAGCCAGTGGCGGTTTTGCTGGTATTGGTGCCAGTGGCCGAAGAGATCAAGGTCGGCTCGGTTCGGCGACTTGTTCCAAGAGGCGATGGATTTTTCGACGGGAACGGACAACCCGCCGATTCCGCCAAAAAATTTCAGCGAGTCACCATGATGGAATCGCAGGCGGCGGTCGAAGACCGTCATGAAGTTGAAGTAGGAATCCGCAATCTGCCATTCGATCTGCTGGTCCCCGTGGAAGCGGCCTTCGAGGATGCGGTAGAGGAGCCACTCGTAGCTGTGGGCGGCACCTGTGGCGTGGCGGGTTTTGATCGTCGTGCGGCCGTGGTTGCCGTAGCTGGTCGGAATGATGATGCGCTTGAAATGCGGCTTGAGGGTGGCGAGGCCGTCTGCGAGGCGGTCTTGGAGCCAGAGGATGACTTGCGTCGGGGTTTTGGAGTTCGACTCCGCGAGTTCTTCGTGAATCATTCCAGTCATCAAATCACCTCCGAGCCAGAGGATGAGGTCGTCGATTTTGGCACCGTGGCGCTCGATCTCGGTGAGGCGGGCAATGGTGGCGAAAAATTTCTCGATGCGAGTCTTGGCTATGGGCAGGCGGTATTCGTTGAGGCCGTTGACCGATGCCGCTTCCACGGTTTCTTCCACATGCCAATCGCTGGCAAGCGCGATGGCGACAGCTTCGGCCTTGTCGTTCATCGAGACGGTGAGGGGCTGCGGCCGGATGCGCGTCTTGCCGAGCGAAAGCGCGATGCCGAGTTGCTTCTCCAACGACTCGACGCTGGCTTGGTATTGAGCGAGTTTTGCTTTAAGCGCATCGACCTCGGTCTTGTGCGCTTTGTCCGCTTGCTCGCGGGCTATGGAACTCCAGGATGTTTTCATGATGCTTCTTCCTCCTCTTCTTCTTCGTCGTCTTCCATGGGGAACAATATGTCGCTGGTCCGCTCGGCGAGCTTTTCGACCGCGTATTCGTTCCCGAATTTAAAATCCATGTGGAATGTCTCGCCGCCCTCTTCCCAACTCACCACTGCGAGGCCGACATCGAATTGCTCGACGAGTTCTTTTCGGATGCGCTCCAGCACGGCTTTGCGGGTGGCGGGCTTGCGTTTGGCGCTCATGCAAATATGTCTTTCCCTGCGGCGACGCGCTCGCGCATTTGGGCGAGGGTGAGGCCGGTGGGAACTTCGTAGTGCGGTGTGTCTTTGAAGCTCTTGAAATCTCCTCCCCATGTGAGCCCGAGGCTGCGGGCGGCTTGGCCGATCTCGGTGTAGATGGGCGAGTTGGTGAGGTAGGCTTTGCCTCTAAAAAGACCGATGTCCCAGGCGGTGCCGAAATTGTGGTTGGAAAACCCAGCTCGGGCGTTGGTGACTTTCGGGCCTGCGGTGGTGCGGCCTTTGGCGTAGAGCGCATCTTGCTCGGCGTAGCTGCGCAGACCGCTGATGATGCGGACTACCACACCGTGCTTGGCGGCGAGGTCGAGCGCGAGCCGCATGAACTCTCGCGCTTTCGGCTGAACAGCCGGGTGCAGCGTCGAGATATTCCGCTCGGTGCGCTCGTCGAAAGTCATTTGCTCGATGTAGGCTTTGGCAGCTCCGGCAGCGCGTAGCAGAAGGTGCCGTAGTCCGTCTTCAGGCAGACTTGGGGCGAGCCCATGCTGGCGCACCCACCGAGGAGCAGGAGGGCTCCTACGGCAAACGCGGTCGCCAGGAGGCCGGTGACGATCTGGGCGGGAGGGATCATTTCTTCTCGTTGCGGAAAATCTCGATGAGGGCTATGACCGCCGCCACGGCGCTGCCAATACTTTCCCAATGCTGGGGAGAAAGGCTCAAACCAGCGAGGCCGCCGAGCACGGCCAAACCGCGAAAGGTGGACGGTTGTTTTAAGTGCGAGAGGAATTTATTCATGGGTGCTTTTTGTTGCGGAGGATTGCATAGAGCGAGGCGAGGCCGACGAGGCATCCGATGACCAGCGAGGCCACACGCAGCCACGCTTCCAGCTCCGGCAGCATGGAGAGCGTGATGCCGCTCGCCGTAGCAAGAAGGCCGGTGAACGAGGCGGTGGCTTGGTGCGTGTCCATTAGCTGAGGGCGGCGGCGAGTTGAGCGCCAGTAATTGCTACCGTGCTTTGTTGCTTTGCGCGTTCACCGATGGAGTCTGCCACCGTCAATTCATTTGCCGGTTTGGACCAGACGGCGGTGGCGTTCTGCGCGGCTGTAGGAATGTCTCCGGTCGCTGCGGGTGAGGCAGGGAGGTTGTCGGTCTTTGCCTTAATGGCTGCGAGCTGCGTGCTGTTGCTGTCGATCTCGGCGCGGATTGAAGCGGCGCTTGGGACGGTCGGCGCGTTGGTCAGAGTTGTGACCGTGCCGCCCGTGATGGTGCGGGTGGCTGCGCTCCACACATCGGCGGCGGTGATGCCGCCTTCGGTAATGGTGCGGGATGCGTGGCCCCAGACTGCTTCGGGCGTGAGGACTGCCGTGCCAAAGCCTGCGTCTACAGGGACTCCGAGACTAACCGACCCTGCGGCTGGGACCGCACATGTGCCGGTTAACGCTCCGCTGGCGTAGCTTAATCCGCTGCGGACATCGGCGGCGGCGGGCATCGAGGCGTTGGCCGTAGCGTCGATGAGTGTCTTCGCGCCTGCCGTGTCGCAGAAATTAAAGACGGCGACATTGGTGTTGGCTTTTTTAAGTCGGATGCCTCCGCCGCTGGTGGGCGACATTCCGTTAGTGCCGTATTCAAGCTCTTCGACGCTGACAACTCCAAGTGCGGAATTAGATACTCCCGGCGCGGCGCTCACGCCTGTGGAGCCGGGGCCATACGATCCTCCGATAGCTCGCTTTACGGTCACGCCGCCTGTCGAGAGGTTAATAACCCCTGCACCGCCTCCTGTGGTTGTCGATCCTATTGCTTGACCATTAATGGTAACAATTCCGGTTGTTGAGTTGTTTGCAACAGCGGGCGCAACGGCTCCTTGGCAGTTTCCAGTTATGTTTACATTTCCAGTTGTCGAGTTGTAAATTGCGTAGCCAGCTGCCCCCCCTCCTCCAGTAGCATTTCCTGTAAAATTTAATGTGCCGCCGGAAGCAATTTGAATTGCTCCCCCTGCACCTCCTAAAACGGATTTCAAATCTCCGGTGGCGTTTCCTGTAAAAAATAATGTTCCATTGCTAGAGATATTTATTGGTGTAACTCCGCCACTGGTATTCAATGGACTAGAAACATTTCCTACGATATAGGCAACATTCGGAGCACTCGCTGCAAAAGTAACCACAGTAGCTCCGCCTGTTGCAGTATTATGCAAAACATTTGCTGTCAATGTCACTCCAGCATTGAGCGTAAAAGTCCCGCCAACCGTGGCTCCTCCAAGAGTGTCGTTGCGGACTTGGCCAGAAGCGCCTAAATTGGTGTCCACATTGATCGCGATTGCAAATGAGTTTGCGACCAAAACATCGCCAGCGGCGAATGTGACCGCCGAGGCCGTGCCGCTGGGCGTGGTGGCCCAGACATCGGTGGCGTTAATGTTTCCTGCCTTGCGGGCGTAGTAGGTTGGCATGTCTTAAAGTCCTTTCGCGGTGATGTAGGCTTGGAGGGCCGCTTGGATTGCGCCCACGGCCTGCTGGGTTGCCTCGTCGCTGCCTGCGAGTGATCCGAGAGCGATGCCCTTGGCCTCGGCGTCAGCGGTAATGACCTCTCCGTCTTCGATGCGGGTCGGGACGAGGCGCATGGCTACATTCGCGTCGGGCTGGCCGGTTTCCGGTTTGTAGAAGCCCGTTATGGCCAGATTGAGCGAATAGAGCGGATAGGTTTTTGAATCGATGATCGTGGGAGTAGTGGCTGTCATGGTGGTGGTGGGTTTGATGTTTTAAGAAAATTGGAGGGACTCTTTGAAAGCCCACGCGCCGACTGCGGATTGCTCCGAGACGACATCGCCTGCGGAGTTGGTCGTGATTTTGTAAATGGTCCAGGCGGTGGATTCCTCGGCGGGGCCGGAGGCGGGGAAGTCTGCCCAGGCGAGGCGGCCGAGGTAGAGGTGGTTGCCGTCGGTGGCGTGGAGGAGCTGGTAGTCGCTGGGGTCGCGGGGGCGGGCGAGTCGGAAAACTTCGTTGGTGTGGTCTTTGCTGTAAAGTCGGCGGTCGGCGAGGTTGAGGGCAAGGGAGCCTTGCGCCACTTGCGCGGCGGTGGGGACTCGGCCGGGAACCGTGGAGCGGAGCAGCTGGATGACCGTGGCCATTTGGGAAGTTTTAAGTTTTAAGGATTAAGTTTTAAGAAAGTGGCCCCGTGGCGATGGCGCGGGATGAACCGCGCCACCGCTGTGGGGAGGGAGGGGAGCTTAGAAGCTGCCGCCGTCGAAGCTGATGCCGTCGATGCTGCCGCCGGTGATGGCGACATTGTTGGCATTCTGCGTGGACATCGTGCCGAGTCCTGCTGCGGTGGTCTCCAAAGTGGAGACGCGGCCTGTGAGGGCTGTCGCTGCGGATTCGATGGAGTTGATGTCACCTTCGGCAGTTGACACACGGCCTGCAAGGGCTGTGGCTGCTGACTCGATGGCGTCGATGTCGCCTTCGGCTGTGGTGACGCGTGCGGCCAGAGCGGAGGCGTCGCCTTCGATGGTCGTGGCGCGGCTCTCAAGCGCGTTGATGTCGCTCTCTGCGGTGTCGAGGCGTCCGTCGAGGGCGCTGTCGGCTGCTTCGAGTGTCGCCACGGCCGAGCTGAGGGCGCTGGAGGCGGAGTTGGCGAGGGTGGTGATGGCTCCGTTGAGGCTGGAGTCTGCGGCCTGGAAGGCCGAGACAACCTCCGTCAACGAATCAAGCGATCCTTGTGTGGTGTTCGAGAGGACCGAATCAATGCGTGATCCGAGGGCTTGCTCCGCTGCGACGGCGCGGGAGTTTTCGGAGCTGATGCTGGAGTTCAGCGTCGAGACTTCGGATGCGAGGTCGGCGTTGGTAGCGAAGTGGCCTTCGCCGCCGATGACAACTGAGGTCGAGCCATTGCCGATCCAGAGTTTGTCATCCACGAAGCTATGGGCCAACTCGCCGAGAGCGAGGCCGGTAGGGGCGCCGGAGGCACCTGTGAGTCTGCGTTTAATGCGTAGGGTATTAGCCATGATGTTTTGGGGGTATTGGGGGTTGTTACTGCGGGGTGGTCCTAAAAGTCACCGCCGTCCGTGTCGGACGAGATGGGCTTGTAGGAAAGGGTGTCCACATCCCAGCGGTGCGGGATGTTGGTATCTGCGGGAAAGTAAATGCGGGCGACGGTGCCGGGGTTCGGGAAATCGGCCACGGAGTCGAAGCGCTGCACATCGTCAAAGTCGTCGGGGATCATCGCGCCGGAGATTTGACCCGAGGAGTCGAGCTGCGCGACCTGGGCGGTCGTGCTGATGAGGTTGCCAGTGAGGGGATCGAAGGCGATCTGCGACATGGTTACGCGAATGGGGGATACTGAACGAAAGAGGTTTTGAGTTGGGCGTTGTCGGTCGCGGGAACGCCGCCGAAATAGGTCATGCGGACGCGGGCGACTGCGGTTCCGCCAAAGCTGTATTCGGTGTAATCGGTGTTGTTCGTGGCACCGACTTTGAAGACTTCAAACTTGTCGTAGAGAGGAACTGGAAATCCGGTGGTGACTCGCAGAGCCCCATCTGATGTGGCCTGGACGGGTTGCACGATGCCAGCAGAAGAGCGGGCGGCGATCTGGACGGTGGGATTACTCATGTCGTTAATTTAATTATGGTGAAGGGTGTCAAGGGGTGATTATTGGAACGAAGCGGAGTAGCGGCGCACCTCGCCTTTACGCAGCCACGCGTCGTCCATGGCTTTGAGGAGTTGACCCTCGGCACGGGCGGTGAGGTAGTTCGCTTTGTTCTCCATGCCGGGCTCTTCCAGCATGATGGAGGCAAGGCCGCTGGTCTTGATGTAGTCTCCGAGAAAAAACGGAATGGCTTGCTTGGACCAGTAGCCGGTATTTGTTGGCGCATTGCCAGTGGTGGCAAGGGTGGCACGGTAGCAGTCGCCGGTGGGGTTGTGGTAAACGAGGTCGCCGCTTGCGTAGGCTGTCTGGGCCTCGTAGCTGGCGATGGTAAGTTCTGGCACTGGCTCGCAGAAGCTGATGTAAACATTGCCTCCGGTGTAGGCGGTATCGGTAATCAAGAGCCGGTCGGCGCTGACGCTGAATTTCAGCGACGCCGCGAGCGAGGTATCAGGGTTTGACGCATACACGGCAGAGACTGCGCCAATGGGCGTGCGGCCCTCCGAATAAAGCAACACATAGGGGATTTCAGTAGATGGCGAGTTTTGGCTGTCCTCGACATAGGTCGCGGTGAGTCGGTTGTTCCATGCCACATTGAGCGCGGTGTCGATGTTGAGCGCTGCTCCGGCGGCATTGGTGGTGACGCGCTTGATGCGCCACACGGCTTGGTCAAAGGTGCTGCCCTCGATGGCGCGGCCAATGTAGGAGACCATCCCGGCATAGTCGCTCTCATAGGTGTATCCGCCTTCGGCGAAGCCTGCACCCAGGACGATGCGCTCCTCGATATGGTTTATCTCTGGCCAGTCGAAAAATGTCCAAGCGTAGTTGACCGCCTCTTGCACATAATCCATCACCAGCGCTCCGCGACGCGCATTCTCAGGCAGGTTGGGATCGATCCCTGCCCTGGCTGTAATGCTGTCGAGGAGCTGCTGGAGGCGGACGGTTTTCATGCGTTACTGGCGGGGGGCTTTATCGAGTGCGCTGGCGATGGGGCTGGAAGCGGCCCGCTGCATCGGAGTGCTCGGGAAGAGGTCGCGGCGCGTGCCCTGCAAGCGGGTCTGGCCCTGCTTGAGCTCGATGATGTCGATCTCTTTTTGGAGGGCATCGGTGGCAAGGCCATCCATGTAGGCGGCTTTGTCGAACTGCCCGTCCTCGCGCAGCGCGTCGGCGGCAGAAGCGAATTTGACATACTCGCTGAGGACGCGAGGGAACTCGGCGGAGTTCGAGGCTGTGTTGAACATGGTCGGGCGGATCGTGAACTCCACGAAGACCTCGTTCGGCGTGGCGTTTGTGAACTGCGTGGGGCCGACAATGGCTCCCGAGTCGGTGACCCAAAAATTCACTCGCTCGGCATAGCGAACAACGCGGGGGTCTTGGCGGTAAACATGCAACACCTCGCCAATCGGTGTGGCCGCTGTGGAGCCAGAGGCGGCGGTGAACGCCTGGTCGAAATCAATCGAGCGCACGAAATCGGTGAGAGTCGCGGCCGAGGTCCATGTCGCCGTGACGGTAGGCAGCACGCCCGCAGCGCCGGTGCCGGTCTTGCGGTAGTAGTTGCCAAGGTAGAAAACCTCGTCGCCGCTGGCATAGGTAGCCGCCGCGTCAAAGGTCGGGCGGAACTGGCGCTTCTCGATAGCCGAGAGCTCAGGCCACTTGTATGCCTCCCACGCAAAGCGGGTGCGGGTGTTGATATACTCCGTCAGCGCGGAAGCTGTGGAGGGCTGGATAGTCTGCGTTGGGTCAAGACCGATGCGGGAGGCGGCTCCGTCGAGGACGGATTGGAATGTAACGGTTCTCATGGGTGTTTATTGGGGGGTGGGTTGTTGGGGGGATTGCATTTCTTCGGCGACTTTCTGGAGACCCGGCTGGGCGCCGACGCGGCCGATTTGGGCGTTCTGTTGTTGTTGGACCTGGAAGGCGAAGGATTCCATGCGGGCGTTCAACATGGCTGCAAAGATTTGATCCTGCTGGAGGCGCTGCTGGATGGCCGGGTTGCTCTGGATGATGTTTTGGAGGGTTTGCAGGCGGAGCTGGAAGTTCTGGCCTTCGCTCTTAAGAGGTGGCTCGGTGCCGGCGGCGATTTTCGTATATTGGACTTGCTCGTCGTCGATCTCTTGCTGAGAGGCGGCCTCGGCGTCGCGGATGAGGAGCTCGGAGAGATTGGGGTCGATGGATCCGAACAGGAATTTGACGAGACCGGCGCGGTCGATGACGCCTTGCGTGTCGAGGGGGATGAGCTGGGTGAGCCCTTGCAGCTTGATCTTGAGCGCCTCGGAGTCGAGCGTGCGGGCGTCGAAGTCAAGGCGGAGGTCGTATTTGCCCTGGATATCTTGGCGGCTGGCGCGGAAGGGGGTGGGCAGGCCGCCGGCGACTCGCACGAATTGGATGTCGTCGAGGTATTGCTGACAGAGTTGGAAGGTCTGGCCGAGGATGAGGGCCATGTCGGCGAGCCAGGTATCGACCAGATCCTGCTGGGCGAGGAGAGCACGCTGCGGGGCCATGTCGGCGCGGGGAATGCCGAAATATTCATCCACATCGCGACGGGTTGCGGCTTCGATTTCGATGGTGCCCATGTCGTTAACCGGCGGGGCCATCCATTGGAATTCGCCGGGGCGACGCTCTGGGAGCTGCTTGGCGGGGCCGAGGACGATTTCCATTTTGCCTCGGTTGGCGGGAACTTTGAGCGGAGGGAGAATGGTCAGTGAGGCACGATCACTGCGGTAGTCGCGTTGCACTTTGATTTCGCTCTGCTGGGTGGCGACCAGCTCTGGCACGCCTCGGGCCTCGATGAGCGGGCGGCTGGTGCGCTCGAGGGGTAGCTCGATGAAGGGATACTGACCGTGTTCGTAGCCCATGGCCTCGGACTTGGCGACACGGTCCACGACGCTGGGCTGGATGTGGGTGCAGATGACCTCCATGGCGCCGATCTTTTCGTTCCATTTCTTCTGATAGACGCGCCAGACCTCGATCATGTCGCGGTCGTCGGAGAGCAGGAATGTATCGGTGATGCGATACATGTTCCGGCCGGTGCGGCGGGAGATGCCTTTGTGTTTGATGGCCTCCTCGATCCAGCGTGGGTCGTAGTCTTCGGTGACTTCGCGCTCGCGGAGCTCGTCTTCGCGGAGGAGTTCGCGGCAGGCGATGAAGGGTGCCCGCTGGAGGTCGTAGGTGGAGGGCGGGAAGATGATGTCCTCCCACGGCTCGTAGGCTTGCCAATCGGGGAGGTTCTCGAAGATGTAGGGCGAGTCGTATTCAAACGCTCCGGTCTCGCGGAGCTTGCGGACATTGGCAGCGGTGCCTTGGCCTGGGAGCAGGAGATCCATCTCGCGGGCCACGGCTTCTTCCTGCGTGGGGTCGAGGATGGCCTCGATCATCATGGCGAGCTGGGGGTCGCCGGTCTCGAGGTATTGCTGCTGGAGAGACTCAAGCGTGAAGGTGAGTTTTTCGTTGCGAGTGGTGCGGCGCCAGAAGACGCCCATCACGGCGAGGCCGTAAGTTTCTCGGATGTTTGCGGCGAGTTCCACCTCGCGCTTGGTCATGGCGGCGCAGTGAGAGTTGAGAAGCCACTGGATGACGGTCTCGACTTTGCGACCGGCCATGATGTCGGTCGTCTCGGTGGGCATCACAGCGAGACGGGCGCGGGTGAAGGAATTCTTCATAAGCCGCACGCGCTCATTAATTAACATATCGGAAAGCCGTATGCGCGAATCACTCGCCCCATCCCATGGGAATGCGTTTTTGCCGAGGTTCGACGAAATTTTGCGGCCGGTGTCGTCTTGCCCTGGCCAGAGGCAGAAGCGCTGGTTGTAGTTGAGATTTTTCCGCGACCAGTAATTCGCGGCGTCGGTTTCCGCTTCTTCGACGAGGCCGATGATTTCTGAAATGGCGGAGGATTTCATTGGACGACGATGGTCGGCTTGGCGGTGGTGGTGACGACGGTGTGGGGGTTGGCTTTTTTGAATTCCTCGCGGAATCCTTTGTCCTTCCAGCAACCGGGGTAGAGGTTGTTCCAGTAGATGTAGGAATCGAAATCGACGCTCATGGTGTGCTGGCCGATGCCGTCCACCGTGCTGCGGGCTGCGGCGATGCGGTCGCTGGCGGCTTTGATGCGCTGCTGGCGCATCTCGGCGTTGACCATGCTGGCGTGCCAGCCGGTGCGGAGTTCCTCAGTGACCAGCGGGGCGAGGTCACCAAGATCGGCTTCGAGTTCTACTGCGAGGTCGGACATTTAGAAAATTGTCCCGCATTGGGAGGGGCGCTCAGGGTTTATCTGGAGGGTGGTGAGCGCCCCTCCGTAGGGCCTATGCGGGGGAGGCTGGATTAGGCTGTCGGTGCGAACTTGCCGAGAGCCAGAGGGCTCTTGACGCAGAGGGCGCAGATCGCGTCCACGATGCCGCGTGGTCCACCGCCACGGTCTTCCAGTTCTTGGAAGCGGGGCTTGCGGTTGTAGCGGAGCTCGACCATGTCCATGTCGAGGACATAGCCACGGCCGTTTTGCACGGCGGCTGCGTTGGTGGTCGCGTCAGCGGCCAGGAAGAGCGATGGGATTAATTCGAGAGTGCCGAAGTCGCCCTCGAAGATATCCACCGTCGAGACGATTTTGTTCTCGTCCTTCTGGTTCAACACGCGGATGGCGCTGGCGACATTCGTCGTGCCGAACTGAGTGCGGGTGAAGGATGTGAACTGGCGCTTGAGCGTCGGTCCGCAGACGAGGCTGTAGGTCGAAACCTTGCCGGTCTGGGAGTAGATGCTCTGGAGCATGTCCTGGATGTTGTTTTCGGTGAGGCTCGCTGTGGCGGTCGCGTTGATCGAACCGGTGGGAGTGCGGTAGTTGGCGTTGACGGGGAGGTCACCTTGCGCGCCGTTTTGGATCCAGCGGCCGAGGCCACGGGTGAGGTAGGCGTTGGAGCCGGATTGCTCGCGGCCTTCTTGGTCTGAGCAGAAGGTGGCTTCCATGTCGCGCTTGAGCATCTCGAGGGATTTGCTGACGGCGCGGGCCATTTCCTTCTTTTTGCCAATTCCGGCAACCTCGGAAACGGTGTTCGCCAGATCGTCCACAGATGGAACGCGGCGGAACTTCTGGATGCGGGCCGAGAGGAGCACGCGGTTTGCGGCTTGGTCTTCGTAGTCGGAAGATGTGACATCCGAGTTCGAGAGGACACCGGCGAGTGTTGGAGCGCCGAAGGCGTCAGCTTGCCATTGTGTCAAGGGGTTGATGGGTTCTGCGCCCTTTTTCGCCATGGAGACGACGGGGCATGATTTTGCGTCCACGACCGCGATGAGGTCGGAGAGGTCCTGGCGGATGCCAGTTTGGGAGGTGATGAGTGTTGCGGGCATATGTTAAGGGGGGGTGTTGGTTTGGATTTGGGGGGTTAGAGCGCTCCTTCGAGGAACGCGGCGATGTCGTCGGTCTTCAAAGCGGATCCTCGAGTGAGCAGGTTTCTGGCTCCTTCGCGGTTCGCTATGTCTTGGGCGGGCACTCGGGCACCTTTTGCGGGACTCGGCGGGTTGCTGGCTTTCACGGGGGATTTCGACTCGGTCTTGGACGCTGCGGCTTTTTTCTGGGCGGCCTCGGCGCGGGCGAAGCGGAGCTTCATGCCTTCCATCGCGTCGCCTACGATCATCTCGAGTTGAGGGAGATTCTTGAGGTAGGGGTGGGCTTTGATGGTAGCCAAGAGGCTTTCGTGCTCTTGGGTGCCTGCCTTGAACAGAGCCGGGTAAACGGCTTTGGCTTCGTTGAGGACCATGCTGCGGTGCGAGATCCATTCCTTGCGCTTGGGGGCGTGCTCGGTGAGGAGCTCGTCGGCGGTGGCGAGGTATTCACGAACCTGGGAAGGCTCGTAGTAGACATCCTCGCCGGCGGCATTCTGGACGGTGCCGCCTTCCAAATTCTTGATCGCCCAAGCGCGGATTTTCTTCGCGGTGGCAACTCGGTCTTCGAGTTGCTCGGGCGTTTCCACATCGGCGAGCGGGTCGCTCGCAGTGGGCGTAACTTGGATGGGAACGGTGGCGTCGAGTTTGGCTCGCAGCTCGCTGACCTCGCTCTCGAGGGTCTCGGCGCGTTCTTCAGCCTCGCGGCGCTTGGCCGTGATTTTGTCGATGCGCTTGAGGAGCTTCTCGGGGACGGGGTTCTTTTCCTCTTCGGGCTCGGCGTCGTCTTTGTCCTCTTCGGACTCGGCGTCGCTGTCGTCTTCAGACTTTTCGTCGGTATCCTGTGAAAGATCAGTTTCCGCTGAGGCGTCCTCCGTCTCGGTGGCCTCTGGCTGCGCTTCTGGCGCGTCCTCGGTCTCCTCGGCGGTGGGTTGTTCCTGCGGGGTTATCTCCTCGAGATCGAAGCCGATTTCGGCTGCAATGTCGGAGAGCGTCATTGGGGTGTCGTTTGTGTCTGGCGTCATGGTTTCCAACCAAGTGGGTCAGTGCCTTCTGGGGCGAGCGGCACAGGGGCTCGTTGAAATTCAGAATGACGACAGAATTCTGGAAATCTATAGAGCCGCACCCAGAGCGGCAGAAACAGGCATCGACCGACCTATAACGGCAGAAAAAAGCGAACCGTCAAGGATTACTTGACGGTTCGCTGGGCTGAAAAAGGTCCGACGGCTCAGGTCGCTCATGGTCGCCTCGCTTACCCCTTGGGAACGGCGAGACGGCATGCCCTCAATGACCGCCGGAAAGTTTTCTCACATCTTCTTGCTCGCTTCGTCGATGCGCTGAAGGAGGTCGGACTCAAGGCCGCGCAAGGCATCAAGAGCCCCGGCGCAGTGGGCGAGCTGGCCGTGCTCGGTGGCAACCTTGATGCTGCCGACTAATTCGATGGAGTCGTCGATGTGGTCGCGGAGGACTTGCAGGACGGCCTGCACGACGAGTGGCTTGCTGCCGGGCATGCACAGCGCGGTCGTCATGTCGTCGTCGTCGAGCCGGTCGGGGAGGATGTAGCGGGTGGTTTTTTTTAGGGTGATCATAGGGTCAGGCGAGTTGGAATTTTTTGATGATGGCTGCGAGTGAAAAGGTGTGGCGTTTCTGCTTGGGCGCGGGGATCGGGTGCAGGAGGCCGACCTCGATGTAGGTCTTGTAGGTGCGCTCCGAAATGCCGAGGAGGTCCATGACATCGCGCTTGCGGAGCGTGCGGCGTTTAATAGGCACCTCCTCCTGTGACATTGAGCTTTCCTCCTTCCACATTGCCGACTCCAGAGGTGAGGAGGTAGCGGAGGCAGTCGATGGGGTCTTTGCTGGCGCCTTTCTGGCCGTCGGATCCGGTCCACTCCTTGAGGGCCCAGATGGTGTTGGTGCAGCACTCGGAGATATAGAGCCGAGGCGCGTTGGTGTGGTCGATGGGTGCTTCTTCGTCATAGTAGAGTGCGTTGTTGATGAGGCCGACGCCTTCCTCGATGTTCTCGCCAGGGCAGGATCGGAAGGACATGCCGACATCTTCGAGTTCCTCGAGGAGGGTGGTAGATTGCTCGCGGGTGCCGGCGACGGTGGTGTTCGCATACCTTGAGTCTATCCAGCGCTCAAAAATCTTGACCCCGTCGAGGGCTTCCATGCGTTCGATCTCGGCCTTGTAGGCGAGCAGGCCGAAGCCGAAGGATTTCTGCCCCTCACCGGCTTCGCCGTCGGCTTTCTTGCCGCTGGAGATCGCCCACGGCCCGGCGTAGCCGACGCCCTCGATGTAGGTATCGGTCTGCGGCCATTCCCTGTAAACCCACGCCCGCTCGGCGGCGTCCACTCGGATCCAGAGCATGAACCAATTTTTTCCGCCTGCGGGGTCGCAGAAGAGGTAGTTCGTGCCTTCCTTCGGAATCTGGTCGGCCTTGACGACATGCACCGACTCGCGGAAGCGGGGAAAGCGCGTCGCGGCGGCCTTGACGGGGACGCCGTAGGCGCGACACAGGATTTTTTCTCGCGGTTGCTTGGCGAGCTCGGTCTTCATGCGCCCGTAGCCTGCCCACGGGTTGTTTTTGGTCTGAAAATAGATGATGCCGGCGTGGCGAGTGACGCATTCCTGCACCACAGGGACTTTTTCAAATCCTTTCCCGCTTTTCTTCGGCAAAAGCTCGGCATCGCACTCCTCGAGGGTCTTCGCGCCTTGGAGATAGTTTTTTACCGTGGGACTATAACCTTCAATCGGCGTAAATGTCACAAGGAGAATGCCATTTCGATCTAATAATCGGAAACGGATTGTTTCAAGCCACTCAAGGGGACATAATTCGTCGCACCAGGCTAAATCTATCTCTCCACCCTCTATTGTCGTGATGTCCTGGGCGTAATTGCGGAACCACACCTGCGATTTGTTCGGAAGGACGGCGGTATTTTCGGAAAATCCGTTCTTTTGGGTGTAGGAAATGTTGGTGATCTTGCTGCGCTTGGCCGTTCGCAGCTCGGCGGGCATGAAATTCCACACAATCGGCTGCTGCATGCTAATGCTGTTGTCGTTTGTGGTCTGGAAGCACCACACGCGGCTGGCTGGCTTCTCGAGCAGCGTGCGGACGACCATTTTTCCTGCCCAAGTGGACTTGCCAGAGCGGTTGCCGCCCAACACCAACAGGTCGCGGTAGCGTTTGGCGATTTTTTCGGCTCGAGTCCAATGCTCGGGCTCGTAGCCGTAGCGGATCGGATCCTCTTTTTCCAACCCAATGCGGCGCTCCCTCTCGGCCAAGAGGGTCCTCGCCGCCTCGAAGTCGGAAACAAAAAGCTCCGGCGGGATAAATGGCAGCAGCGGGTGGGCGGTTTGCGTGAATGTCACTGGGGTGTCGCTCATTTCGCGCCCTCCTTGATCCGCTCCAACCCATCTCGAAGTTCAGAAACGACGCCAAATTTGTCGTTTTCGAAATCTATTTCAGCCAACGCAATAGCGCGTTCCCCGATATACATTAGCTCTTTGATTTGAGCCAAAGCCTCGTTGCGTTCTTGCTCCAGCCTCGCTAGCTCCTCAGTCGAACGAAGTTCCAATCCGGACAATTTGTCCGCCAGCGCAGCCGCATCGGCCCTTGCCTGGTCGCGTTCTCTTAAAGCAATCGAAAGAGGCGTGCCTCCGGCGTGGTTTGTGGTTCCTTCCAATTGGCGGATGCGCTCTGCTTGCCGTTGGATTTTCCTTATCGCCGAGGCTCGCTCGCGTTCCAATCTGCAAGCCAGTTCCAGCATCTCCTCCAAATAGATGAGATTGCCGGGGTTCTCGGCCAGCATTTGCGCATACAGCGCGTCCGTCTCAGGCGTATCACTCATCGTTGGCCTCCTCTTTTAACTGATCAACAAAGTCCCATGCCTGCTTGGCTCGCAGGTCGAAATACCTGGCCATGAGATGCGCCACGCCTTGTAATGTGGTTTCTTCTGCGGTGCAGAACTCCTCAACCAAGCAGGCTATCTGGCCGAGCATGGCGCTGTGCTTTTCGGCGCTCATCCCTCATACCCCCCATGCAACAGCGGGTTCATCTTTGGCTTCACAGCTACCAACGCACCTCCGGCGTCCACTCCCACCAAGACCGGCTCGTTCGCCCGGTAGAAGGTATTCGACCGCACTTGCACATTCACCACCTCGCCGTCGAGGTCTACCCGCAACACACGGGGGTTCTGCGGCTGTCTCCCAGGCGCGGCCTTGCCCATCCTCGGCCACTCAGGAGGCATAGGCGCTTGATCTTGTTTTGGTTCTTGCTTGTTCGATTGGGTTTTTTTCATAAAATTTTTCGGGGGCTGGACCAGTGGGGGTAATTTTGCGGAGCCAGCGGACCGACCCCCCTCCCCCCCCTGTCGGGCGATTATTGGTTGATAACTTCTGATAACACCTAAAATAGATAGTTAGCTTGGGTTGATTTGCAATGACTTACTCGGATGCGTCAGATTTGGGCTCGTTTTCGGTGCTCTTATTGAGACTGAGCGGAGGTTTTGAAACGGCGGCGCTCACACTACTACTGGTTCCCGACGGGGTCTCGAACTCATATTCGCCATCGATGGCATCAACTTGTTTGGGGATGGAGTTGATGAGCTCTTCAAATGACAAAGCATTGATCTTGTTGTGAATACTGATGGTGAGCTGCGCTGCACCTTCGGAGTCTCTGAGCTTGTCTTGAGCTGTGCCGAGGATGAAGTTGAGCTCGGCGGGCTTCATCTTGGCGAGTTGCATGGGGTTCCCGAGCATGTCAACCAGTGCATCGGATGACAGCCTGGCGATCTCTCGAAGGCGATTGGTGCGGGCTTGAGCTTCCTTCTCTTTGGTATCGGGATGGTTAGCTATGATGCGATTGATGACAGGCACGGCGACACCGAGCTTGGTGTTGATGGTTGTAACCGTCATGCCCATCAGGAAAAACTCGGCCACGATATCGCACATCTGGCGGAACTGACTGCTCATCGCTTCCCAATTCACCGTTTCTTCGCACGCTTTGGCCTGTTGTAGGGCTTTTTCTATGCGGCTGGGCTGTCTACCCTCTGACTTGATTGCGGCCTCTGCTTGGCGTTGTAGCTTCCATTCCTTCGCTTCTTCGTAATCCATCGGACAACCGGCATCGAACCATTGAGTGGCTGTCTGGACGCTGACTTGGAATTCGGTGGCCAGCTTGGTGGCGATGCTGTGCTTTGTTTCGGGTTTGGCGGATCGTTTGGGTTTCATAGGGTGCGTGCTTTCCAATTGCTTGCCTCGACGACGAGGCGTCGGGCTTCCTCGACGGATTGCCAGTAGACTTCCTGCTCGCCGATGTCGCGGGAGTATTCGGGCGGCTCGACATGATCGAGGGCCCAGCGGAGGTAGGTCGCCAGATCGGTGGCGAGTCGGCAGGTGTGGGTGATGCCTGGGTGGTCTTGCCATTCGCGGCCGCAGGCTTGGCAGGTGATGTATGGGTCGTGTTGTTTTTTGGGGGTGTTCATAGTGTGCTACCGCACAAATCTATTTTGCGGCAAATACAGGACGGAAATGACGACGCCGAAAAATTAAGTGCCGCAGAATAATTCCCCCCCTTTAAGGGGGGATTATGCGGCACTAATTTTGCGGCAGTCATCCTGTGCCGCATAATTTCTATTTTGCGGTAATTCTGCGGTAGTTTTGCGGCACTTGTTTTCATGCTGCTTTTTGGGTTTGGGTTGAGTTCTTGGAGCGCCTAAGTATGCGCTCGATGGTGTCTCGGGAGACGCCGTATTTGGCTATCATCTCGCCGTAGAATCCACGGGCGCCATCCGGCCATATCGCATGCTTGGCAATGATCTCGGCCTCTTGGAGTGGTCCGATCTTCGGCGTGCGTCCCGACTTGCCCTGCGGCTTGCCCTCTTCTTGGGTCTCTTCGGGGAGTTCTGCGACTTCCCAGTGTAGTCCCTTGTCGGCGTGCTTGATGATGATGTCCGTGGTCGGGTGGCCGTGTTCGTCTACTACAGCAGCACGGTTGCCACGCTTCGCCAGGAGAATTTTGAAAATTCCTTCGTGCTTGGTCGTCTGAAGCACACAGATAGCGCGTGCCCAGTTCGTTAGCTCCGATGAGCCGAGGCCAATGTATGCGTAGTCGTTTGCGTTCCAATGCGCCCGGCTCTTGCTGTCCGATTGGGGCTTGCCGGTGTGGTGGCTCCATACCCATGCGAAGCCATGCTCGAAGGCCAGCGGGTTGCACAGCTCGCGCAGGAAGTGCGATGCCACAGCCTGCTGGGAAATGTCGTCGCCTATGTATGAGAGCAACGGATCCCCATACACCAGATCGAACGGACCGTGTTTCACAAGCAACTCGCGGATGACCTCGATAAATGCCTCGCCGGTCTGTGCTGTAACCCGCGCCACGATGACATTCTCTCGCAGGATATCCACCGCCTCGCGCTGCGTCATCTTGCTTTGCGCGACGACATAGGACATCACGCCTTGCACTACCTCGGCCATGTCGCCCATGTCGTTCTCAGCCTGCACGATCAGGCACTTGAGCTTGTGCTTCGGCTTCATTCCAAAGAACGGCATGCCCAGCGCCCAGGTCATCGCCTGTTGGAGTGTGTAGGAGGATTTGCCGATGCCCGACTGCCCGAGAAGCAGAAGTTGACCACCACGGCACAGCCAACGGTTCCCCACCAAGGTGCTGGAATCGTCTTCCGCCTTGTATTCCCAGAGCTGCTCGAAAGTATGCATCTCCACGCCGACCATGGCCGACTTCGGCTTTGCCAGGAGTTTCAGTTCCTCGAGCGCCTCGGCCACAGGCATGCTGCCATCTGCCAGATTCCGGCCTATTCGGGTTGCTTTGCGGGTATTCGAGGCTGAGGAAATGTCGGCAAGGTATTCGGCAATGATGGCGCCGCCCGCTGGGTTGAATGCCAGCGAGGTATCTGCCAGGACCACGCCATCCTTCCATGAGACCATCCCGGCGGCCTTCGCCTCGGCCTCGGCGAGCCTTAGCCAATACGGCTCCCGCTCGATGGCCTCGAGGATCGTCGTGCCCACCACCGCTTTGCCAGCGTGATGAAGCCGGTGCGCAGCGGCGTAGTAAAGCCCATTCAGCGTTGAGCTGAACGCCTCCGGCTCCACGACCGCCGACTTCGGCACGCCGGCGAATCCAGCGACACTAATATAGCCGACGACGGCGCTTTCTTTCTCAGGGTATTGCATTAAAAATTGTTTTTCTGTTCCCAGCGTTGCACCCGGCGATCAAACTTCGTCCACCGTAGGTATTCCATTTCAGTCATGGCTCCGGCCTTGTAGAGCCAGTCGGCAAACTTGCCGCCCTGCGCAGCCATGCCCCATCCGCTTGAGTCTGGATGGTGCCTCGATTCAAAAACTTCGCACGGCCATTGCTTGAGACGGCTGCGCCAATAGCGATGCCTTTCCTCGTTTGGAAGTTTCCCGAAGAGTTCGAGTTGCATTTCTATTCCTTCGCCGTTCTGCGGTTGTGCTCGGCTATAAGGAGAGCATCTGCAATGGCATGCGTGACCTTTATAGAGGGGAAAAGCTCCTGCGCCCTGCTCTTCGAGACATTCTTGTCTCCTTTGGTGAGGCAACCCATCGCCTTCTGCCACATGGCGGGCCTGATGCGCTCGTAGGGGATGCCAAGCGCCGTCAGTGCCATCTGCAAACGGCCGTAGCCCTCACCAAAAGTAAACGCCGACTTGACACCCATTTGCGGCGAGGAATGCACCAGCTCGATGAGCGCTTTCGGCGTGGCGATGTTGATGGAATCCCGCAGGAGCTCCATCAAATCCTTGTCCGTCTCAGGCATCTTGTGCGCCCAAGGGTTTCCAGTGCTTGGGATGAATGCGATGCCGCCGTTGATGCCAGGGTCTATTCCTATAAATAATCTCATCTTTTCTGTTTCGTTAAGTGCCAGCCCTTACACACGATGCAGTGGTAGGCTCGCAGGTATTCTGGTGGGTTTTTCTCCGAGGCCAGCCGCCTTGCTAAGAGCGCGGCGGCCATTTCTTTTGTGTCGTAGCGTTTCTTCTTCAGGCACATGCAGCGGCGTGCATTGAAATTGCACGCCGCTGTGACTGGCCGGTTCCAGATCATGCCTCATTCCAACTCCGGCAGATTCCTGCGCACCGACTCGCCTCGCACCCACTCGCGGACCCGCTCGATGGTGCTCTCATCGAGGTCGGCAAACGCGCCGGCGCCGTGCTTGAGACGGCTCCGGCACTCTTGGTCTAGGTCGTTAAGCAGCAGCAGGGCGTCGAGCCCTGCCTGTGCGTAACGCATCTCTGCCGAGTCTTGCGGTAGATCGAATTCCAGAACGCCTCTCATATTCAGAATGGGATGTCGTCACCGTCAGCGACTGCCGCAGGTTTCACCGCAGGCTTGGCCACAGGTCGAGCTACCGACTTGCCCGAGAGGAACTCGGCACGCTCTTCGCCGTGGAGGTAGTATTCGATGGTGTTCCAGAAGATGCCTTCCTTATCCCCCGGCTTGTCGCCGATCATGGCCACCACCTCGCGGGTCTCGCAGGACTCTGCGGTGAGTTCGGCATCGCCCTCGAGCACTGCCTCGCCCGAGGAGGCACGGAAGGCGTCGATCTTCCATCCGCTCTTTGGGGTGAAAACAAGGTAGTCGCGGATCTCTGGCCCTGTCTTGCCATCTGGCAGAATGACCTTGAGAGTCAATTCGATCATCGGGTTTCCGCCCGAGCCGTCCGGCTTCTTCTTACTCCGTTTCTCCTCTGCTGTGAAAACTTCACACTTATAGACCCCCGGCTCGACATGGTATTTGTTGCCGCTCTGCGGCGCTTCTGGTTTTTTTGCTTGGTATGTAGGCATAATGTTTGGTCTGCGTTTTTTGGGATGCGCAGCCCCCCTTGTCTCCTGCCCCCGGTGTTCACCAGGTTGGCGAAGAAATTATTTGCTCTTGGTGACTTTGACCTGGCGAAGTTGTTTGCTGCTGGTGCCGGTGCGGATGAGACCCTCCGGCGGGTTCGTCCCGAGCATCGCCGAGACCCACTCGCGGAATTTGGTGCCGGTCATCTTCCCGCCCATGACCTCGATGACTTGCCCGAGCGGAGCGTTCCCCTCCTTCACGGCCCAAGCGATGCCCTCGATGTCCACATATTCGCGGCCCTTCACATCGGTGAGCTTCCAGCCGGGTATCTCGGCGCCAGTCTCCAGGCGAGCCCGCATGAATTTCTCCACCGGCTCGGCCACCAGCTTCTCGGCCATCTTCCATTGGGCGAAAAATTCCCCCATCCGTTCGGGCGAATCCATGATGGTGCCGAGGATCGTTTCGAGGCTCGTGACTGGCTGTGCTGCCAGCGCCAACCCCTGCTCCACAGGCTTCACAACGGCAGGGCATGTGTTTTGATTGGCGCACCATCCGCAATAGTCACACGCCCGAGGCTCCGCTGCGGGGTCATTGACCTCCGCAATAATGCGTTCCACGATCTGCTTCGCCTGTTCCAGCGTGAATCGGTAGCTCTTCACCACCTGCTGGTCGCAGTAGAGCACATGCGCAGCGTAGTCCTGCTCAAAGTTCTTGTGCATCATCGCGTAGCAGTAGGCTGCGACCTGTTCCATGTATCCGCGTAGGGCCCCTGTCTTCAAATCTGCCACCCAGCCCAGCTTCTCGCAAAGCGCATCCGCCGTGCCGACATGGGCGATGCCTGGAGTGTGCATGGCCAAGTATTCCTCCCGAGCCTCGATGGTGCCCGTCCGCTTGTAGTCCTCCATAAGGGCGACCGCCCACTCCACCGCTGGTCGGTCCTCCACCGGCAGCGCGTCGATCTTGGTGCGGTCGCCCTGCAACCCCAATCGAAAAGCCTCGTCCATTACGGTTCCCCGCTGGGCAGCCGGACCGGCATCGCCAGGAGTCGGGGTAAATTTCGGGCAAGCCGCCAGCTTCGGCAACATGCTGTGTCGTATATTAGATGTCATAATTCTTTTTGTTGATGTGTTTTGCGTAATCTCTTCCTGTCTTTTTTCCTCGGGAGGCTAAGAACCTGTCGCAGGCGGCGTTGATCTCATCGCAGCTCGAGACCGAGAGGTAGGGG